GTCCTACGGCGTGAAGGGGGCATGGCACACGGATGCCGTACTGCCCACGCCAATAGAGCGGACCGCCATCTCCGAGGACAGCAAACGGACGGCAACCGCATCGGGCAAGCGGACTTTTGAGATTAACCGCAGGAGAAGCTGATGGAACTTACAGGCGCATGGGAAATTCCGGTCGGCGGCAAATGGCCGCTTGAGTTCAAATGGCGGCTCGGTAGCGACGACCTGCCCACGGGCACGACTATCGCCTCGGCTACGAAGGCGGTCTCCCCGGCAACGGGGCTCACGGTCGATGACCCCGTCGTGAACAGCGATTCGACCGGAGTCGTCTTCTGGGCGACGGCGGTGACGGCGGGGAGCTACAGCATCCTCATCGTCGCCACGCGCTCGGACGGCGGCAAGAACATCGCCCTGGGTCATGTCTCCGTCACGGCGGCGGCGGACAGGACCGCACTCGCCGCAAACGCGCTCATCACGCTCGCCGATTTCCTCGGCTATGTCAAGTCCGAGACGCCCATCGCCAAGAACGTCGCCGAGACCATCATCAACGGCGTCTCCCAGGAGTTCGACCGCTTCACGGGCCGCGTGCTCAAGCAGGCGACCTATGCGAACCTCTACCTCGATGGGAGCGGGGAGAAGACGCTCGACCTCCCGAACTGGCCGGCCGCTTCCCTCACGGGTGTCTATGAGGACGATACGCTCCTCGTCGAAGGGCTCGATGATGATTTCGTTCTCTACACCTCGGATGATGATGCCTATCTGCGCAAGGTGGGGACAACTTGGCCCGAATTGAAAGAGGCAACGGCAGTCTGGCTCGAAGGGCCGAAGACGGTCAAGATCACGTCGGTCCTCCTCGGCTACGCGACAATCCCCGGAGACCTCGTCCTGGCCTGCCTCAAACAGTGTGCCTGGGAATACCAGCGGATGAAGCTCAGCGAGTGGGGCGAAACATCACGCTCAACGGCTGGGGGCGGAAGTGTGAGCCTCGTCGAGCCGGGGCTCCTGCCCGATGTCGAGGCTGTGCTGAAGCGATATCGGAGATGTGGACTCTGACATGGAAATAAAGATTGACCTTGCCGGCGCGTTGGTCAAGACGGCGACGCTCCAGAAGACTCCGCAGGCCGCCCGGAAATGCTTGCAAAAATGGGGCTCTGAAACGGTGCTTGTGCTCAAGCGTTCGGCGGCCGGGATGAAGGGCTCGAAGGGCGGCCGCAAGTCCGGCCAGCTTGCCCGGGCCGTGGGGATGAAGATGGCGGGGAACATCCTCACCGTCGGCACGAATGTCCAGAAGCAAGGCGATGTTAAGTACGCGAAGATTCAGGATGAAGGCGGCTGGACTCATCCGAGAGTCACACCGAAGATGAGAAAATGGGCCTGGGCGATGTTCTATAAGGATTTCAAAGGGGAAGTCAAGGGCATGCGCTTGGCGGGCGCGGCAAGAAAGGGAGCGTTTGCCACGTTTGCCGGGATGGGGAACATGTACAAATGCATCGCCTTGACGAAGAAGACTAGGCTGGACGTTCAAATCCAGCCCTCTTACTGGTTCTCCCGCCCGATGTTCGAACAGTTGCCGGAGCTTGAACGATACATGGACCCCGACTTCATCTACGACGTGGCGCAGAACATGGCGGGAACGATGGGAGAAAACGCATGAGCTTCCCATCAGCCGAATACATACGCATGCCCGGAATCATCTATGTCACCCGCTGTCTCATCAACGATAAACTCTACGTTGGCCTACACACGCACGGAAAAAAAGACTATCTCGGCTCCGGCCACGCGCTAGCCTTTGCTATCAAAAAATATGGCCGGGCGAACTTCGTCAGGACCGAACTAGACACATTCTTGACACTGGAAGAGGGCCAGGCGAAGGAACGGCGGTGGATTGTGGCTCTGGGCTCGAAGGCTCCGGATGGATACAACCTTTGTGATGGCGGCGAGGGTGTGTTCAATCCAAGCGAGGAGACGAGGGCCAAAAGGTCTGTGGCAAGCAAGGGCAACAAGAACCGCCTGGGCCATCGCCATACCGATGCGACAAGGGCGAAAATCAGCGCCAATAATGGCATGAAACGGCCAGAGGCAAGGGCCAAAATAAGCGCGGCGAGAAAGGGCCAACCAGTATGGATAAAGGGCAAGCATCATACAGATGAGGCGAAGAACAAAAACAGAATGGCTCATTTGGGCAAACATTATAGCGATACGACAAAGGCCAAGATGCGAATGGCGCATTTAGGGATGCGTTGTTCCGACGAAACCAAACAGAAGCACCGCGCTGCGGCATTGGGGAATACTAACGGCAGATTCACGCGAGGAATCCTCAAGCCGTCGCTTATCGGAAATGCCAATGCCAAGGGCCAGCGCCATTCCGAGGAATGGAAGGCTGTCCAGAGAGAGAGGATGATGGGCAATGTCTATGGAAGAGGAAATAAGGGCAAGCCAATATCCCCCGACGCGCGGGAGAACAGGAGAAAAGCGTTGCTATTGAGATGGGCAAAAGCGCGGCAGGAGGCGGACTGTGGCCTTTCCTTCTAATCCTCCCAAGCGCCTCCAGATAATCGAGCGCGTCATCGATGTGCTCAAGGCCATGCGCGAGGGCGACGGCTACTGGTACACCGCGTCCGAGGTCGTCAAGCAGGTCGTCCATGAGCGGGAGGTTTTGAACTTTCCGTTCTACATGGTCGAATACGAGTCATCGCCGGGGCCGCCTAAGTCCATGATAAATCACGGCTTTACGGAGGACTTGAGCATCATCGTCAAGGGCGCGTGCGACGGGGAGGCGGGCGACACGACGATGAAACTCGAACGGTGTATCCGGGACGTGCGGACGGCCATCGACGCGGACGCCTCAAGCGGCGTCGCCGGGTCTCTCGGAGCGTTGGGCGTGATCGTTAGTGTTGACGCCCTTGAGATAGAGCACGACGAGAAGTATGGCTACTTCAACCAGAAATTCATCGCCCACGTTCGGGGCGTTTGGACGAATCTATAAATGGAAATGAAATCTACCGGCATTGACCGGAGGAGGTAAGAATCATGGCCTACCAGACAGAACCATCTCAGCGTTTTTACAAGATGGGGGCACAGCAGACGACCTGGCCGACGGAGGTCGCGCTCACGGGAGCCGTCGAGATGCTTGTCACGAAGAGCGGCGATCCGACGTTGAAGCAGTCCTACAAGCCGTATCTCGCCATCGGGCGGGTGATGCCCACGGGCGGGCGCTTGGGCGCGAAGGATGCCGTGGACTTCTCGCCCGAGTTCGACATGAACTACATGCCGGGCGCAATCGGCTCGCTCATCGGCTCGCTCTTCGGCACGACCGGGCTCCCGGACCCGCTCTTCGTCGTCGGCGCGACGAACAACAAGATCAACTTCGACGAGGGCGCGGCGGAGCTCACGGGCACGGTGGCGAGCGCGTCGTACACCGCGACAACGCTCTGCGCGGCCATCAAAACGGCTCTCGAAGATGCCGGGGCGTTGACCTTCACCGTCACCTTCAGCGCAACGACCAAGAAGTTCACCATCGCCGCCCCGACGCAGTTCTCGCTCCATTGGAACACCGGAGCCAACAAGACTACGGACATTTCCACCATGTGCGGCTACTCCGACTTGGCCGACGACTCGGGCGCGATTACCTACACGGCGGACACCGTGGCCATCGGCGTCGCCTACGTCCACACCTTCCAGTGGGCGAACTTCGCGTCACCCGCTTTCACGGTCGCCCAGACCCTGCCGGGGGCGGCATGGGTTGTCCCGGCCGCGATCCCCATGAAGCTCGCGCTTTCCGTTGCCGACGGACTCCTCCACGGGGCCATCACCCTTCGGGGGAACGACTGTATCGCAACCTCGGTGCTCAATACCGACACGGAAATGGCCGCGATCACGCCCGAGGCCGAGGCGGATCTCGACTTCGTGAACTTCCAGGAAGGCGTCATGTGGATGAATACCCAGGCCGGGGATGCCCTCGATTCGGGCGATGCTATCGAACTGAGCGACCTCAACGCGGACCTCGAGCGGGCGATGGATGCCAAGATCGTCATGGGAGCTTCACAAATCGCCCAGCCGAACGAAGGCAACTTCAACATCGGGCTCAAGGTCCGGTTCCCCAGCGCGAGCTCCGGCAACGTCGCCTATCTCGCCTCGTTCATCGACATGACCGCGATGAAAATGCTCATGACCTTCACCGGGCGCGTCATCGCCGGGACGCACGCCTACGGCCTGTCCTTCTATTACCCCCGGCTCAAGTTCACCGGGCCGCCGGACGTGAAGCTCGCCGACATCATGGACGCAGGCGCGGAGTTCATCGCCGAGGAAGCGGCAGGGGCCGTCAATGGGATGAACTATCTGCGGCCCTACCTGACTATCACGAATACGCGGGCCACGGCCTACACGACCTAAGAGGAGAGAAATGAGCGACATCAAAAAACTGAAACCGCTTTCCGAATGGCTGGAGTTCGAGCTCGACGCGCCTCCGGCGTGGTTGGACGGGCCGACCGTGAAGTTCAGGGTCCGGCCCATATCCGGGCTCGCGGGGCTTAACGTCACAGCCGAGGACCGTGCCCCGTCGGCCGCCTTCGCCGCGATGGTCATCGACGCCATCGAGGAGTGGGGCTTTACGAGTGACGGCAAGCCGCTCGCCTGCACGACCGAGACGAAGCAGGAATATGCGGGAAACCTTCGCGTTCTTCTCGGCTCGCAGTTGAAAGACAAGAAGGGACTCCTCGGGATCGAGCTTGCGGCGTTCGCTACGGACCCGGAGAACTTCCTAAAAAACTGACCGGCTACCTCGGGCTCTATGGGGATCTCTGGCGTTCGATCCTGAAACCGGAGAGACACAGGCACGGGGTAGCGGAGAGGAAGAGATGCGCCAACTGTCGGCTGGGGGAGGCGTTCGAGAGCATGGGCGCGTTCGAGCAGGAGTGCTGGATGTGGTATCGGGATAGCGTCACTCCGGCGACGATTGAGGCGGGGCTCGTGGCGCACTTTTGGCCGAGTCTTGAGGGCGCGGCCGCAGAACTCTTTCTCAAAGCATTCAATCGGATTCACGGCATGTTCGCCAGGATAGACGCGGAGCGAAGGCAGGACAAGAAATAGCATGGCCGATATCAAGTACACGGTGACGGTCGACGACAAGGGGGCCGTCACCTCCACCAAGCGGCTCGACGAGGAGCTTAGCAAACTCGGCAAGGGAGCGGGAGAAACCGGGAAACAAACTCAGGCTTTCGGTCAGAAGATGACCGGACTTCTCCCGACATTCACCGCCGCGAGCCTTGCCGCCGATGCCATCCGCGGGACCCTGCGCGGAATGAAAAACGCCATCTTCGACACGGTAGGCGCGGCTTTCGCACAAGAAGATGCCGACAGCGCCCTTCGTGCTTCGCTTGAATTGACGGGCCGGACGATAGCCGGAAATTATGACCACTATAAAAAGTTCGCCGAGGCCCAACAACTTGTCACTAAGTTTTCCGACGATGAGGTCCAGGCCGCCCAGAATCTTCTCCTCCAAATGACCCGGCTTGACCAGCAAGGAATCGACCGGGCCACGAAGGGGGCGATGGGCCTGGCCTCAGTCTTCAAGATGGACCTTCAGGCTGCCGCGTCGCTCATCCAGAAAGCGATGGAAGGAAACTTCGGGGCTCTCGGTCGCTATGGTATCCGAGTCAAGGAAACCGGGACCCTGGAGGAAAAGCGGGCCGACTTACTTCGACAACTCGACGGACTTTATGGTCGGGCGACGGCGGCGACGGGAACATTCAGCGGCAAAGTGGGCCTGCTCAAAAACGCATGGGGCGAAGCCCAGGAGGAAATCGGAAAGGCCGTCACCCAGAATAAGGGCGTACAAGATCTCCTGCAAACGGTGATGAACACGCTCCGGGAATTCACGCCGGAGATAAAAGAATACGTCTCCGGCATCGCCGGATTTCTCAGCGGGATCGCCAGCGTGACCAAGGCTACGCTCGAAGCGATTGATGACGTTCGCACGGCGGTCGGCGGGATGCGGAGCGATGTCAGCGAAGCAGACGCGGCTTGGGACAATCTCTCAAAAAAGCTCGGCGGATTCAGTGGCATCGTGACTGCCGTCGGCGGCCAGATAAAACGGATCGGCCAATACAGCAAGGAATCCCGGGACGAGGCCGCGTCATTGGGCGAAAAACTCTGGGCAAGTTTCAACGCGGTGGGCGAACGGGCCACGCTCGCGGCTATCGCCGCCGGAAAATTCGGGAAAGATGCTCAGGCCGCCTTCAAGGTTGTCGGCGGCGAAGGCCTCAAGCTGGCCGAATCTCTCGGTGTTGTGAAGGGCAAGGTTAATGAGGTCGGGAACGCCAACAAGAACCTGGCGGTGACTTATAAACTCCTCGAAACCGCTATGGACGCGATGCCCTGGGGCAAGCATCGGGCAGAATATCAGGCCCTATTGGATTACCTCTACCCCGTCGAAAAGGTTATCGAGGGGATTCTCCCACCGGTCACACAGTTGACTAAGAAAATTATCGAACAAGCACGGGCTCTCGGACTCATGCCCAAGGCGTCCCCTTGGGTCAAGATGGAGGAGGACGTTCAGAGATACGCCGCCACCGCCGGGGCCGCGCTCGGTGCGCTGGATTTAGTCATCCAGCAAGGGACGGCGAACCGGATGATTTCCCTCGATAACGAGTATAGCAGACGGCTCGCCCTGATTAATGCCAGCGTCACCGACGAGGACGCCCGGCAACAGGCCATCGCCAAGCTCGATGATGAATTCGCGGCGAAGAGGAAGAAGGCCGCGCGCGCCTTGGGGCTCAGCACGAAGGCCATCGCAATCTCTAACGCCATCATCAGTACCCACGAAGCGGCGGCGAGAGCGATGGCCCAGGGCGGATTTATCCTCGGTATCCCTTGGGCCGCAATCATTCAAGCCCTCGGATGGATTCAAGTCGGCCTCATCGCCGCGCAGCCGATCCCCTTGGCCAAAGGCGGATACTTCAAGCGGGAAACTGTCCTTGCGGGAAGGGATGCGGATTATCGCCTCCATCCCGGCGAGATCGTCAGCCCCGCTCCGATGATGAGGAGCATTGTCCGGGAGGAGTTGACGCGACTTGTCCCGGCGATGGCGGGGGGGCCGACTATCAACGGCGGTATCCATCTCACCATTCACACGGACGGCCCGGTGGACGGGAATAGGATTTTTGCTGAACTGAAGGCTCAGGCCCGCCTTCACGGATTCAAGTTCGGGAGTTAAAAATGGCAGACTTCAAGCTCGGAATCTCCGGCTCAGAACTTGACCTGCCCCTCAGCGTCGCCGAAGAACTCTCTACCGATTCCGACGAGAGCATCACGGAAACCGAGATGCTGGACGGCTCGGTGGATTATGACCTAAAAGAGAATGTCCGCCGGACCTGGCCGCTCGAATGGGATGACCTTATCTGGTCGGAAATCGCAACGCTCAATACGATAGCCGCTTATAAACAGGAACTGAATTACATCAACGGCTACATGGGCATCACGGGCGCGACCGTCGTCGTGGCCTATTACAGCGGGCCTATTCTCATAGTCAACACTTCGGGGCGGGCGGACCCGCGCTACCGGGCCTCCATGACTTTGAAGGAGGTCTTTTAGTGCAGTCCATCTCCCCACTCGTCAATTCGGATTTTCTCGGCAAAGTCAAACGGCCCCGCTACAAGTTCGAGATTTACGTCGGCGCGGCCTGGGTGAACCTCTGCGACCTGAACGGCGTCTATTACCTCAAGACGATTAGCGTCAACCCCTCGGGCGCAGGCGCGACACCGGACGTGATAGCCGGGACGTGGAGCGCCGAGATACGAAATCCCGGCGGGATATTCCATCCGCTCCATCCGACATCAGCCTATAAGGATTATTTTAGCATCGGCCGGCAAGTCCGCATCTCCATCGGCGGGAATATCGGCGGGGCGGACCGTTACTATCAACGGCTCATCGGCTACATGGACGCGCCGAAGTTCAACCATAAGTCGCGCTCGGTCTCCCTTTCCGGCTGTGACTACTCGAAGCAACTCGCGGATACGGCACTTCGGAGCCCGGATAATTTCTGGGGGAGCTCGGCGACCTATTCGACCATCGCTTCGGTCATGGTCCTGGGCTCGGAGATATACGACGAGGCCGACGCGATGGAGATCGGCGTCCATGAGGCGAACAACGTCACGAACTGGGTTGTGGCGGACGGGACGTTTGAATCGTTTACAGATGGCGGCGGCGGGTCAACCTATGTCGGGTTGCTTCAGCCGATAGACGACACCGATGCCCCGGTCACATATGATGACAATATCGGGAACTTTACAGTGGGAACGACCTATGTCGTCTCATTCAATTATAAGCGAACATCTCCCTGGACTCCGGGAACAAAACTATCCTGTTATATTTACGAATCCGGGACATACACCTGTTGGGGAAGCGTTGCCAACCTTTCTTC